CTTTTATTTCTTACATGGATCGTGATATTGTTTGCCCAAATAATCACCTTGTTTTGGGCACTTTTAAGAAAGATGTTGGTGTGCCTTCTTTGCTTGTTCTTTGCTTGAGAAGGTTGTCTTCTTATAATTTGGCTTATGGTGGTACTGTTGAATATCCCTATGTTTCTAATGCTTGTTTTAATCCTCTTTTGGGTTTGACAGATAAATTATCACGTTTGCCAAAGAATTATGTGTCTTTTCTTCCTGATTTTAATTTTAATGATGTTCATCGTGCTCTTAATTTTTATTATTCCTATTGTGTTAAAGTTCAAAAATTTAAATTTGAGTTTAAGCCTTCTGATTTGGATAAATTTAAATATAATGTTGCCAAGTGTGGTTTTAGGGATTGGCCTGAGATGCCTGATTTTCAGCTTGATCCCTATACTAAGGTTAAATTTACTACTAAACCTAATAAGAAACAATCGCAGGCTCTTCTAATTAAAGAAATGTTAAAATCTTACTTTCTTGCGATGGATGAAGTTCAGGCAGGAGTTGTTCCTTTTGAGAAACATCTTAAAGCTTTTATAACTACATTATCTATAAAGGAACAGAATATTTCTGCAATAGACTTGGGTGACCTACAAGATACGGCAGTTTCTGATATGTTTCATAAATCTCGTTTGTTCTTTCTTTCAAATGATTCGATGCTTCATAAATTTTTCCAGACTAGAGTGAAAGGAGAACGAACGTATTTTCCAGAGTGTACTGATATTTATGGTAAACGAGCGGCTAAAAATATGACTGTCAATATTTCAATCGGGTTTACTTGGACTAGAGGAGGTGCATTTCTTCTTCATAATGCATTGCATGGTGAGCGAATGGATAAATATGAACGAATTTCATTTCCTGGAGATTCTAAGGATAATGTTTGTTGTACTTATAAGTTTGTTTCTTCCGGTGATATGTTAGTTGCCTCTGGTGATATTAAGTCTTTGGATACATCTATTACTGCTATCCCTCTTGTTCTTTATTTGATGTTTGCTCAGATTTGGGTTCAGCGTAATGATGAAGATCCTCATTATCGTACTTTTCAATATATTCTTGAGTCTTGTGCAGAGCAGCTTGCTGGAAAAACTGTTCGTTGGTTAAAAGATTTCGTTTTGTTGATTGGAGTTATGCCTAGTGGTTCCTTAGAGACTTCTCATGGAGACAGTTGGATAGTCGGTATTGTTTATTGGCTTTCTTATGTTTTTAATGTTATGGCTAAGGTACAACCTAAAATTCGTAAAGTTATTTGGACTTATCTAAGTCGTAGGTTGATTGCCTTAGCTGTTTATGGAGATGATTTTCTTAAAATTTATCCTAAAAATCTCCGTAATTTTATTAACATTGAAGGATTTGTTCAGTATTTGTGGGTCTGTCATGGAATAAGAATGAAGAATTCTGAAGAATTTACTTGTATGTTGACGTATATGACAGTTCGTAATAATGAAGTTCTAAATTATGTTCATACTGGTCCGACTTATCT